ATATCAGACCCTTAACGAAGCATTTGTTGAGAGTCAGAAGAACCCCAAGACTGGCAGGATGCGGAAGATGTATCGCTGTGCTATTACCAAGGAGCTTTTCCCGGCAAAGGATATGCAGGTAGATCACATCGACCCCGTAATCCCAGAGAAGTGGGGACGCAAAACTAAGTGGCTTGGATACAATTGGAATGAGCTTCTTCCTAGATTGTTCTGCGGAAAAGAAAACTTGCAGGCAGTTAGCAAGGAAGCACACAAGGCCAAGACAAAGGAAGAGAACGCAAAGAGAAAAAAGAAATGAACGACAATGAAAGATTTAAAAAGCACCTAGCCAAAAGTCACGGGCCAGTATGGAAGGTAGCAAACTACATCAGCTCAATGGGTTATCCGGTGAACATACCACCAACCTTTGTCGCTCCATCACATGAGGAGTGGAAGGAGTATGCTGATGACGGAGACTTATATGTTGGGCAAAGGGTTGAGGTGAAAAAGTTAGGGGTTGATTTTACCGGAAGACGTGACTGGCCTTTCGGTTCTAAGTTTATTGTGTGTGCCAAGCATTCATTTGAAAGAGCCAAACCAAAACCATACCGATACTATTACCTAAACAAAAACGAAACCCATGCAGCCGTAGTAATGGGAAGCTCACACAAGAGCTGGTATTGTGAAACTAAAAAAGATTCACGCTATGAAGATATGGTGCAATCATTCTATATGTCGCCAATGAACCTAGTTAAATTTGTAGAGCTATGATTTTCAGATCCAATCCACAGCACAGAGTGAAACTGATTCCCGAAGAGAGCCATGAAAGAAAAAAGTGGCCCATTTATTCTGGGGTACTGTCCCCTTTCCCAAATGCCATTGCAGCAGTGGCTCGGCAATCCTATGCTGGCAATGAGAAACATTGCGATCCCCTTGAACCTCTTCACTGGGAACCAAACATATCTAACGATCACCATGACTGCCTTATGCGACACCTCCTAGAGGAGGACTATGTAGCTGTGGCGTGGAGGGCTCTGGCTCTCCTTGAAACTAAAATACAACGAGAGGAATATTATGGACCTGAATAAACTAAAACAAGACTACTCCAACTACCTAATTAACACAGCAACGATAGACCATGTGAAGGATTTACTAACTTCTTCGTTGACTGTTGTCGGATGTGCCAATGTTCTAAAACAACAAGCTGCAAAAGCCATTGACGAGATGAGTGATGATCAGTGCGAACAGCTAGACAATCAACTCAATCCACCAAAGGAAAATTTAGACGGTAATCCAGACGAGTAATCTCTGGAAATGGTGTTTTATCTTTTTCACCTTTCATTAAACCCGTCGGGGCCGAGGTTATTCTCGGCCCTTAATTTTTAGTTGACACGTTCACTCTAAAATAAGAGGGTGTATTACCAACTTGGAGGCTTCGGTTTCTTGTAGGGCGAGTCGTTACAGCGGCCCGCTCTATTTTTTTAGTAAGAGGCCAGTGAACCTCTAAGCCGCATGGCCTTCATTACATCGTCAGTAATGATGCCCTTCCTGCGATACTCGTTAATCAATACAGAGTTCAGTGGTCCCACACCAAGAACATTCATCAGCATTTCAGCCCTTTCGGAAACCCCCAAACTGAGTAAGCTTCTGTCAAACTCGCTTATGTTTCTTCTAGCATAGGTTTGTTCCTGCCTGAGCTTGGACAGGAGAGCCTTGCGTACTTTGATATTGCCCTTGGTATTGGCTAAGATGTTTCTCCTTGTTTCAGAGAACGTGCTTCCCTCAATGGCTTCATAAGCATCAGACATTGTAGTAGCTTTGACGTAATCAATTGGCTTAGTTTTGTTTTGGGATATTTGAATTATGTCCGAGTTGGATACGTTGCTATCTTTAAATATTTTAATAGCTTCATCGTCGCTAATACCAAGCGTTTTCAAGGAATCATATACGCCTATCAACTTATTCATTGATGCGTCTCTGTTCTCGTTGGCTTGCTGATAAGCCCTCTGGCGTACATCCTCTGGAGTATTCTCGTCCAGACTATTGTATCGACCCTTGATCAGTCTCATGTTCTCATTGGATGGTCTGATGCTCCACTTTGTGTCGTCGTCAACATTGAAAGAAGTTTGCCTGATACCAATCAGTCTAAGAATAAGCTGATTCTCTGTATAGTCTCCGGTTCCATTAAGTGTCTCTACCCACTTATCAAGTTCACCAATAGCACTAGGAGTAAACAACTCTTTAAGAAAATAAGTCGCACGATCATAAACCCTCCCAAGACCGTCCTCCTTTAAACTAATTGGCCTACCATACTCATCTTGGTTTCTAGTTACGCTACCAAGACCTTGAAAAACAAAAGAACCTTCTCCTACAAACCTGTCAGCAAAGACAGCAGCCACATCCTTTATACTGTTTACCGTCCCCTTGCCACTCAACGCTGCATTAGCAATGGAATTGAACTCAGAGAAAGGGTTTATATAGGAAGCATTTATATATGTTCCCGACTTTCCATCTGGGTTCATGTTTATAATCAAGTCCTTGTCCCTGTCATAGGGTGGTATGACAGTGTTCTTGAGTGCCTCCATCTTCTCGGAGTCAACTCCGTTTGCTTCATTGTAATTCTTAACGGCATACCCAAAGCCAGCAGATAGAGTTGCCAAAATTGCCCCACGCTTAACGCCCTCTCCAAGCATTGCAGACGTGTTGGCATTTGATAGAAGCTCTTGGCTCAGTCCCAAGTCATCTCCGAATGTTCCCTTACTCATCTTAACAATGTTTCTCACATTGTTAAATGTGTTGCGATAAAGCTCTGCCGTGAAAGCAGAAAATGGTTGAGCTATACCAAGTGTAGAAGCTTTCTTAAAAGTTTTGCTAAGCTTGTTGTAGTTCTGATAGGTATCATTCGTTAGGAAAGCTGAAGCTCTCTCAACCTCAGCTAAGTATCTGCCATCTGACATACCCGCTGGCTTTGGAAAAATCTTCTTTATCTTCTCTATGTTGCCCTTCCAAACAATATAACGGTAGGCGTTGTCTGTAACTTGGTATGCCTTACTGAGAGGGTCAAATGCCTTGTTTACAAACTTTGACATGCTTCCATCGCTCAAAGATCTTACCGTATCAGTGGTGGAAACATCCGCTCCCATCATTCCATATCTACGCATCTTGCCAATATCATCCAGCAATAGTTGCATTTGCTTTGATTTAAGCCCTGCTCTACCTGCTTTAGATACTATTTTCCCCAAAGGTTCGGCTACTCCCTCAATGTTTCCAAACTCATCAAGGCCCATTCTAATCCCATTAAACAAGTCCTTACCTATAAGATTAAAATTTCCAGAAGCTAAGGCTGCAATTGCCCCGCCCATAGCGTTGGTTGAGTAAGCTATTGGACTAGCTATAACTTTTACGGCTTTACTTGCAGCAACACCTATACCATATAATTGTTTTAGTGTGTTACCAAAAGCATCTGTTGCATCTGTTGCTACATCAGCAACATTTTTAGCAAATCCAGAATGTTCAATCTCCTTCATTGCTTCATACACTGGCTTCGGTGCTTCAATAACTACATTTCCACCAAATAAACTCAGTTGCTCTGCATCTTTGAAATTTATTTTCGGAGCCGTTTGATCCACACCACCTATAGAAAGTACATTAATTTTTCCTTGTTGCTGAAGATCTCGCAACAAAACCTCTTGAGTTCTTAGTCCAGCGACACGCTTTGAAATCTTGCTGATTGTTCCAAACATTTGCTCAACTGTATCCGCCTTTCCGGTCAACGGATTAATGAGATCTCCACCAAGAAATTCAACAAGAACTTTTGGAAGGGATTCTTTTCTGTTAAGAAGAATATCGCTTGTCATAAACTCCTCAACTTCTCCAATTTTTTTAGCAGGAGCCTTTATTCTTGCCTCAGGATTTCTTGCCTTTGTTAAATATTTTTTGTTTATATATTTCTCTATTTCTGCTTTTTTAAGTTTAAGTATTTTGTCTGGATCTGTCTCTTTCTTTCCAGTGTTTGCATCAATAAAATCTTTTTCTTTAAACTTATCCTTAAAAGATTTATCGTTTTTTAAGATCCAGTTAATTAAATTGTCTTTGGATTTTTGACTAGGAATATAAGTGGCATCTTCAAACAACCTATACTCTGTTGTCAGGTAGTTCTGAAGTCTCATTGAATCAATGATGCTACTTTTGGTGGACATATCGCCCCCAACCTCATTCATTATTTCACGCAAGGCTATGGCCTCCTCGCCTCCAACAAAACCGTCCATAGTTTTGGGGTCTACAAACTCAAGAAGTTCAGCTTGCAGTCTTGACCTAGTTTCTTTCCACTGATCAAGATCTCCTTTGAGATACTGTAATTCTGGAGGAAGATTGGATTTTTTTACAAACCTTCCACCCATGCGTGACCCAGACCCGTGCCTTAGTAAATGTTCTGAACCGGGAATATCTTCAACAAACTCTCCAGCCTCAGACGGCGATGTGACATATCTTCTTATGTCATCCATGATAGTTGAGTTTGGATTTCTTTTGAGTTCTGATGTTATGTCATTCCTGATTCTATTACCAAGAGATTCTGATTCATCCACAACTCCTTGAATTTCGGCAACCCTGTTGCTAAGTTGTCTACCAAAAACAGTAGAAGGAGCATACTTATTTATAAATTTAGTAAATTTATTTGCCTGAAAAACATCCGCCCCCGTTGTTGGATCTCTGGCAAGTATAAGAGCCCTCAATGCCATTTCACTAGCAACATTCCTACGTCCTAAATTTAACAGCCTATTGAACTCCTTGTCCATCTCGTCTTCTGAGACAGATAATCTGGCAGGAAGAAAAGCTCTTTGTTGAGGAGTTATATTAACTGCTTTGTCGTCTACATTGAGCTTCAACGCATCAAGAAGCTCCTTCTTCCTAGACAATCCCATTGTGGACCAACTTTCCTGCAACTCATCAGTAAAAACTTCTGATGCTTCATCTAGGTTTTTACCAAGAGACTTCTGTATTGAGTTACCTAATATACCTCCGAATAAACTACCAAAAGCTGCACCTCCTGCACCATACTGAAGCACCTCATCTATGGATGGAAGGTCTGCATCGTTTATCAAATTCTCTACAGTAATTTCAGAGACACCAAGAGCTGATCCACGGAAAGCTTCACGCCTTATTGCACCGGGAATGGTCTTGGACCCATACCTATTCAACCCTTTTGCGGCACTATCTAAAAGCTTTGTAACATTACCTGCCTTACTTGCTGCCTTTATACCAGCAGCACCGGGAAGCAAGTTTACCATGCCAGCAGCTATAGCCCTGCCAAAATTTATTGGCTCATCGTTTATCGCTTGGTTGGCTAAGCTTCCAGCAAAGCCGCCAGAAAAAGCTATTGGTATATAGCCAATGCCCGTAGCTGCACCTAAAGCTTGAGCGCCTCCAGCTATGCCCACTTCAGCACCGAGGCCACCAATCATTGAGCCAACACCAGACTCTTGGTCTTGGTATTCAGGCTTACCAGTTATTGGATTTATATATGCCACTTTAAAATTTTAAAATGATGACTGTAGTGCTTCTTTTCTCAATTTTGCCGCGCGCTGGCTCTATTTGCAAAAAATCTATCCGCTTGAGCAAGATAAGAAAGGTTTTCTGGAGCTTGCTGCTGCTGTTGTTTATATGCAGCATACTCTTCATCAGTCATACTAGCAAGGCCTCGGTTTAAGTAAAAATCAGAAAGTTTTTTAAGGGGCTGTATATCTTCAGCGTTTGGATTTCCTTCTTCTCCTATTCTTCTAAGACGTGAGTCTAGCAATGCCTTTCTTTCCATAGGGCTCAAAGATTCAAAATCGGATTTTTCCATTCGGAGTATATCAACTGCTCCATTAATAAGAGCAGCTTCATTGGTCATCAAACCCTCGGGGTCTTCATAGGAAAGGCTTTCCAAATCTGTTAAAGCGGTCTGCGATTCTTTATAAAGTTTTTCAGCTCCAAGGGCGCCTATTTGTGCCTGCGTTAAACCGTTATCTTTTGCAAACTCAGCAACTTTTTGGACATAAGCTCTATCGGCTTCTTTTATTTTCTGATTAAGTTCTTTGTATACCAAGCCCAAGTCTAATTCTTTGAATTCTTTGGCCTGAGCAAGCTGATCTCTTTGAAGTTTAAGTTGAGCAACCCTATTGTAATCATTGGACAAGACTTCATAAGCCTTTAAATTTAATTCCTTATTTCCCAACTCAATTTGGTTATCTTGGAGTACACTTAACCGACTTTCGGCTGCTCTTGATATGTCAACTTTATCTCCCTCATAATCGGCTAACTGCTTTTGTATAGCCATGTCGGTTTCCATTACCGCTGTTGCTAACTTGTTTTTATAAAAAGAATCTATGACTTTAGAGTTAATCTTCTTTCCACTAGTTTCATTATAAAAAGTTTCTTTATTAAAAGACATTTTTCCATCATCGTCATATTCTGCACTTTTAGAAAAAGCGTCTTGTAAAATAGAATCGTCTCTCCTGCTTTTAGCATCTTGGATGACACCAGCAATGGAACCGCCAAGGTTGGCATACATCTGCCCCGTTGCCGCTCCAGCTTGTGAGAGTGCCTGTATTGCCGCAGGGCTTACGGCCCCCAATCGGGGATCTAATGTGCTACCTATCATTGCCATAATTTTTCCCTATCTACTTATAATATTTTTTAACTATTGAGGTCATCCACTTCCGAATGAAAGACTTAATAAATGGTTTGTTGCTAATGAACTTAGCAAACCGCTCACCATATTTGATGTAAATATTGCGGAACCAAGAAGGAGCTTCATCCAAAAGCCAACCCCTGAACAGCAACCACATTGGGTTGTTTTGTCCATACACTTCTCTGGCTACCCAACAAAGACCAATAATACCTCTTCCAATGTTCCCTATGCCACCAAAGAATCCAGCTCTTTGTTGAGCATTTGCACTCATTGCACCAATATCCAAATTTGTTTGATTAGCTTGTTGTTGTAGGGCCAAGTTGACACCACCCATTGGATCAAACGCTTGTGGAGAGGTTCCGTACTGAGCTTGTTGTTGACCCATTCCAGCCACTTGCAGCCCTGCTGCTTGAGAAGCGGGGCGACCAAAGAACGCTCCAATGTCTGGAGTAAGTTGCCTTTCCATTCCAAATGCTTGACCAATAGCTTGTCCTTGCATGGCCTCTCTTTGTTGTCCCATACCAAATTGCTGCCCGTACAAGTTTGCCAAAGCTGCATCTTGTTGGGCTTGCTGTGCAAATTGCTGCCCGGCTAGTCGGGCTTCTTGTCCAGCAAAACCTGCTTGTTGACCAGCAAGACCCGCTTGCTGCCCTATAATTTGACCTCGCATTGCATCCTGTTGAGCCTGCTGCTGTGCAAAACGAGCTGCCTCTTGTGCTCCAACACCAAATTCCCTAAGCTGCTGTTCTCTTCCAGCCATATCTGAGGCAAAGCCAGCTTGAGCAATGTTCTGAGCTAGTCCGGTTCCCTGTAGCTGCTGACCCATGCGAGCCTGCTCCAAGCTCCCTGCACCTTGCAGGGCTTGTTGCGACAATCCAGCTTGCTGTGCCTGCAAACCAGCAGCGGTTCCAGTTGCACCCATGCCCATTTGCTGCGTGGCTCTTTGTTCAGCAAGCCTTTGCTGCTGCATTGCCTCTGCCGTTCCAGCAAACTGACCACCCATGCCCATACGTTGCAATTCTTCTGCTGTACGCGCTTGCTGCATGGCTTGTTGCTGACCAAGAAGCTGCTGTGCAGCCATAAGGTCTTGGGCTTCATCAGCTCTGCGAGCCTCTGACAATCTACCAGCAACACCAGCCGCAGTGGATGTGTCTCTAACCCTACCCTGACGTTGACCTAAAGCCAGAGCTTCTTGTTCCACTTGACGTTGCTGATCTGGAGAAAGTGTTCCTGCACTTTCAATTAAGCCACCAATACGTTGCTGAAGGGCTTGCTCTTCTGGAGATGCACCAGCAGCTTGGAAACCTAGTTGCTGTAAAGCTTGTTGTTGCAACGCTTGCTCAACGCCCGATTCTCCTCTAGGACCAGCTTGCAACGCCTGTTGCCCAAACTGACCAAGAGCCTGAGCTTCTGCCGAAGCTGGTCTTCCAGCAGCTTCAAGCAAACGCTGTTCTGCTGCACCAGCTTGTGGGCCTTGAAGCAGTTGTTGAATTTGACCAGCAACAGTTTGCTGATCGGCTGTTTGACCCATGGCCTCTCGGCCCATCAATTCTTGGGCTCCCGATCTGGCCGTTTCTCCAAGTTCACCGCCCAAAGTCCTACCAGACACATCCTGAGAAAGACCTGCAAGATCACCCTGAGCTTGACCAAGATTGGCTCCAGCAGCCTGAAGGGTTTCCTGTGCTCCTCCAACACCAGTATCTCTAGCTCCAACTTGCGTGGCTAATTTAGAAAGGCTTGTTTGAGCTTCTGTTGGTGTTCCGGTTGATAACTGTTCGGCTCTTTGGGTAGCTATCTTAGCTAAGTCTCTTGATGCAGGATCTGCATTCTTGTACATATCAACTAGCTCAGGAGCTAGTTCAGATATTGTATCAAATTCGTTGTTTGTCGCAGCTTTTTTTAACTTCTCACCAAGCTCAAACTGACTTTCAACGGCCCTCTGAGATAGCTCAACAATGCCCGGATTCTCTTTTAAAATATCATCTGCTGCTTTGTTAAAAGTTTGCTCTAATGAGGCAAGAGAAGCGTCACTAAGATTACCACTTTCTTTCAGAGAATTAAGTTCGTTAGCTACAGTTTCAAGATCTCTTTCCTGCTTGTCTTTAAACTGTTGTCCGAATCTTTCTGTAATTTGGTCATCAGAAAACTCTAGTTCAGCTTCAATTGTTGATATTGTTTGCTGATATTGGTTCTTAATGTTTTCTTTTTCTTCATCAGAAATGCTTGTATTCCTATCAGTGTCTCCAATGAAACCAAGATAATCGTCACGCAAAGAACTTAACCTTTCCCTTTCACCTTCAACGCTAAATTCTCTTCCTTCAATTTCATCAATCTTTGATTGAATGTCTCTCTCCAAAGACTGTCTCTGTTGGGTTGCTTGATTAAAAGCCTGCTCCGCTCTGTCCCGCTCTCTAGTCATTGCGGGTGAAGCCCCACCAAACAATGCAGTTTGGTAATCCTGAAGGGCAAGCTGCTGTAGGGGTCCACGCAGTGCTTGCTCAGTAGCAATGATGTCTGGAACAGCGTCTCTTAAACCTCTAGTATAGTCCCTAGTAGATTCATAAACATTAACCGGGGTTTGAGTGGGTGCCTGTATTGTTGTACTTCCGAAACACATAATTATTCCTCTTTAAAAATCTCTGTAATAGAAGACGCAATCACCTATCTTCTTGTTACCCAATCTCTCCATCTTAGTATAGTAATTGCTGCTTTTTTCGCACATAACAAAAAAACGGTGAATGCCATGAGAGGCATACTCGCCCTCAAGTTTCTTGATGGCCCGAACACTGTCCAACGCCTTTGCTCTCTTGCTGTCCATCCACCACCAAAGAAGTGGTGCAGCACCAACACTAGCAGAGCCAATGATGTCGCCATCCTTGCGGAAGATGTGAGTTGGCATAACCACATTGTGGTCGTCAGCCAACATAGATTCCGACAGTTCAGGTAAAGATTCTTGAGTGACGTGTTCGGTTGTAATCATATTAATGAAGTGCTACCCAAGCTCCGCTAGCGTAACCGTAAAACTTGTTCGCAGTTGTGTTGTAGATCATTTCTCCATTAGCAGGAGAAGATATTGCATTCATTTGCGTGGTAGTCATGCGAGGCATAAGCACACCACCTGTTGTGGATGTTACGGTTAATGGGGCGGATGGAGTAGTTTCTCCAACACCTACATTGCCGTTTATGCCAACAACCAAGACTTCGTTTGACCCGACGCCACTACCAGCACATACTTGAAAAGCATTTGCACTCCCGTCTAATCCGATTGTCATTACATCACTACCAGATGATGTTAATTTAAACTGAGGATCGCCTCCAGCTATGTTTATCTCTACAGTTCCCGATGAACTAACATCCCTAATAAACCGAGCAAGTGGCCCACCACCACCGCCGCCAGTAACTCGGATGCCTACACCCGTTGCGGCATCGTCGTTTATATCTAATAGGTAGTCTGGATCTGCCGTGTTAATACCGACGTTGCCAGAGGAATTTAAAACAATGTCAGTATTTCCTTCTCTACCTATTCTAAAATCATCTTGATGAGCATCTATAAAGTAATGGTTGTATGTAGAATCAAAGTCAGCAGCAGTGCGGAGTTTTATTTCTCCACCTTCGTCTTGACCAGTACCACCACCGTACACATCAACTAGCCCATTAGGGTCCGTATCGTCTGTTCCAACGAAAAAAGTTCCAACCACTCTAGCAGAACCGTTTACATCTAATGGAACCGTGGGAGATGCATTTAAAATCCCCACTCGGTTATTAGATGAATCCACCTTAAGTGTTGTAGTATCAAACGTAACATCGCCAGATGCTGCCAGCGTAGTAAACGATCCAGCCCCTGTGCCGTCTACCTTTGAGTCAGCGTAAGCTTTGATGCTCTGCTGTGTAGCTAATGACGTAGCAGAGTTAGAGGCCATGTTGTCCTCATCCAATATTGCCACCTCAGCAGGTGCAGCAGCACTACCAGAAACATTGCCAAGAACCTTAAGGTTGGCTACGTTTTCTATCTTGGCTTTTGTTACATTACTATCTGCTATCTTGGCAGTTGTTACAGCACTTGCTGCAATTTTTCCGGTAGCGATGCCAAGGTCTTTTACAATTACTGCACCGCTAGAAAGCTGAGTGGTTGAATCATCGACTGCACCGGATGCAAATGTAGCACTGTCTACCAGCGCGTTGAGATTGGTGGCAGTGACTTGAGTGCCGTCTGCGTATGTTGTGCCTTTGCTTAAAATAGCCATTTTATTCTGCCTTTTGTAAGCTCCTGAAGGTTACAGCTCCTGCAACTTTTAGTGCTCTCAGTCTAGGTCTTCCCTTTGTTGTTGTTAGTTTAAATTGTAAACCGTATGCTCGTTTATTACCAAATCTTCCTCTAAGTGACACATCCTCATCTATAGCAAGCTCTTGCCCGTTTAGCTGAGAAACAGATCCAAGATCAATAGTACCATCAATATTCTCTGTTATTGCCTCCAAGTTTGCATTAGAGACATTGTTTTCGGAAGACTGTAAATGAAGCTCAAAATTGTTCCATTTCTTCCGGTCTATAGATCCTACTGTAAACATCCTAGTTACAGCCGATGCAGAGACGATAGATGTTTTTGATGATTCACCAAGAATGGTTATGAATCTATCAGAGTCATCTGATCGCTCCTCGTACTTATGAACAGCACCAGTTCTGTTTACAACGTAAACACCTCTCTTGTCCCCAGATCCACCAACCAACAAATGGGTATATTCCCAATCATTATCGGATATAGAGTCTAGCGACTCCCATTGTTGATTAAGAAAATTGTAAATCAGAAGGGCGTTGTTTGTGGTAGAATTATCTAGTGGAACAGCAATGTAATACCTGTTGTCAAAGTATGCAGAAACAGCTTTGTCTGCATGATCCTTGTTTATCCTTGAAATAGTTCCTTGGATGGAAGAAGACAATGGTACGTCCTGCCCCCTCAGATTGTAAAGATCAACGAAGTCCAGTGCGTACACTCCATTGTCAGATAGGAACATAAGTTTGTTTCCGATCTGCTGTATGCTATTTCTAGCCAAGCATCCTATGTCGCTTGTAATAACTTGAGACACGCTGCTTCCCAAGTCTAAACTATTCTTTACAGTGTGTATGCTGTTTCGGTTGAAGACAACTAGTTGGTCATCTGAGAAAGAGTGAAAGCCCACAATGAAATCAGACTCGCCAGCATTAAATCTAAATTGTCCGTAAACTCTATCATAGGTGTTTTGGTCAAGTATATCCGAGAATATAGCCTCGTCTAAAATGTTTCTGTCTGTGATTGTAGCAGACCCAGAGGAACCAGTAATATCAAACTGATATGGCACTACCAACCTACGTTGATGTGGTACACCGAACTCAGGAGCTGGCATGTGACTAAACCCAAGACCTATAGATATGGCCTTTTCAACAGTTGCAGTTTTGTTAGTTGCATCTGCTTTGTCGGTGGCAAATGTAAAAGTTGTTGAGTTGGTAACCTCCCTAACCCTTACAGTGTCCCCGACAGCATAGCCCGAAGTGCCAGCAGTTGTTACCGTAAGAACATCTCCAACCAACAAAGCACTTGTGCTAGAAACTGTAGCTGTTGCTATCCCTGATGCAAAATCAAGATCGGTAATTGATATGGGTGTAGGTTGGGTGTAGGCTCCATTTGAAACCAAAGAAAATGTAGTGGTGCTAATGTCCCCATCCCACTGCAAAGCTATCTTCCCTTTCCTGAAGATAAAAAGCTTATTGAAAACCTGCACTACATTAGACCCCTCTGGAACCGTTTCCCCGGCTGGGTAAGTTAGAGTAACTGTTGTTGCTCCACTGTCTGAAGTTTTTACCAGTATTGTAGTTTGTGTTCCTACAGCTGCTATGTAAGACGTAGCCGCATTGTTTGGATCGGAGAACTCGCAAGATGCGTGAATAGAACTAGATGTAGAAGAGTCTATCTTAGGTCCGGTAACAGTTAGTGTTCCTGAAGGAGCGGCATCTAATCCAGTTATTGTAATCTGTATCTGGGTAGTGCTTGAGGCTGTGCAAGAGTGGTTTCCGTTTGGATCGACAGTTCCCGTAGTGCTCAATCCGCTTAAGTTTACAATGTCTCCAGTGGTGATCCCATGAACTCCACTAAAGTTAACTGTAAAGGTCTCCGAAGATCTATTGTAACTAGAAACAGATGGAAGACTGTCATGTAATCTGAATGGCAACTTAAACACAGAAGGACTAAACGGAGTGGAGAATATTTCCATACCCTTTCTTGGTTGCCACTCTCCGTTCAAATCCATGCGACCATTATTAGATTCAGAAAGAGTGCCAGCCTTCAAAAGGTCTGGTCTAAGCTTGTTGTTAAAGCCTAGAAAACCTTGGTCCAAATCTTCTACAACCCGATCATCGGCCTGCCCATATGTGTCATATCTAGCCATTTAACAATTCCAAGCTCTCCTGCTCCAGTAGTTAGCAGACAGTTTATTACTCTTACCCTTTATTCCACCCGACCTAGCACAATAGCTTTTCTTACGTGCCGGGTTATTCTTTTTGATGCTCATGTTAGCATCACCAAAGCGTACAATTTTTTCCTTACCACCCTGACAAGCTTTCACGACAAACTTCTTCCCGCCAGACACTTCTCTGCGGGGCTTGTTGCACTTCATTTTTTTCTTATCTATTGCCACTTCTAACCTTTGCTTTGGGTGTGTTAGCTACAACTGTTTGCCCGGTTGCTCCTGCTCTTTTCTTCTTCTTTGCAGTGGCAGCTCGTTCAGCCTTAGTCAGACTTATAGCTTTGCGTCTAGGTAAGCACCTGTCCGGCCTCTTCTTATTAGCAGAAGTGCCACACTTGCCCTTGATAGATCCATCCGTACCTATCCTTACCCAGTCTTGCTTTAACCACTGTTTAAGTTGAGCCACTAGCGTCCTTTCCTTTTTCCTCCCTTAGACTTCTTAGCGTAGTTAGGGTCTTTACAATACTTAGATGCAGCCAAGTTAGCGTAAGCGGAAGGGTACGTGTCAAACGTCCTTCTGGCCCAAGCCTTTCCCTCTGAGCAAATTTTTCCTCCGCTCTTAGCTTTTTTCTTTGGCATTATACCCTCCAAGACTTTCTAGCTTTATTTTGAGCAGATTTAGACAACTCTCCGTAATGATACAATGGCTTAGAAGAACGGGAATGCGTTTTTCCAGAATGCAATTTTCCATCAGGCATTTTGTGGTAGCCGCCCTTGTGCTCCTTACCGTCTTTAGAATAGTGCTTTACGTTCATTCCCATAACTAATTACTTCCTTCCTCTGCCTTTGCCTTTACCTTTTGGTTTTTTGTATGAGTAAGCCATTATCGCTTTCCTCCTTTTTTCATAGGTTTCCCCATTGGGCATTTTTTGCGTTTTCCGTAGTTCATATATATCTCCTATTTAACTTGCGAGCTCCCAAAATAAAAACCCAGTAAAGCCAGCATCCCTTGCCTCACTTCTGGCAACAATACGAACCCCTCCAAGTTTTTCCATTTATCTACTCCTATTCCTAAAAATTTTAATACTCCTAATTTATTGGACTCAACGGTTACTGGTATATCAAAGAACGCCATGACAAAGGGAGCAAATACGACTGAAAAAAGTATACAGATTGCAATGAAACGTCTAATCCACGCTCCTCCTTCTCCTGTTCTTTTTGCTGCTCTATCTGCGGAATCATCTGATACTCCTTGTTTCTTAATCATCGCATCAATAGCATTTGCTTGGATATTCATTTGTGCTGAGATTAGTTTCATTACAAATCCCGTGACTCCACCTCCAAGCATTGCCACTAACTCTGATGTCATTTCTTGTCTCTAATCTCCTTTAATATTTTTAAAATAGAAAGACTCATGAAGACCACAGTAAATGCCGATGCCACCACAGATAGCACTTGGTCTGTTCCTGCTAGGGCTAGACCTGCTCCCGATCCTAGCACCCCAATAAATGATCTTTCTACCATGTCTTTCACTTGTCGTAATTTAGGGCGTACTCCTTAATCTTGTTAATTGAAAGCCTTCTGCTTTCCAAATCACTCTTAAGGTCTTGCCTGTTATCTATATTGAAACATTCTTTGTCAAAAAATATGTAGTCCCTAAAGGTTTCGTACTCCCATTCGTTCTCTTCACAGATAGAACCCAAGACCCTTTCGTAGTCACTAAGATCTAAGAACCGATCTCCGTTGGAGCCACCTATCCTAGTTACAGTCCTCATGATTTTTCTATAACCAGCCTCCCGTACCGATCCCTGTAAGTTCTAATCCTAGCCTCGCGTGTAGGTTTTGTCTTAAAACTAACCTCTTCGCTTTTAATTGCTGCACCCTTTAGGCTAGTAGGAGCTGCTGGAGGATATGTTCTAATGCTTACAATGTTAGTGTAATCCGATTCCCCGAACTGATTCCAAGCCCTTACCCGATACGCTAGTGTGGTTCCAATAGGAATGACACCATCCGTAAAGGTAGCGTCATCAGCGTTTGTTGCAGCAATGAGAAGCCACTCTCCTCCATTTTGCTGCCGCCAAATCTCAAAGCCATCCTCGTTGTCAGAGTTATCTTGCCACGTCAAAACTAGATCGGCTCCAAAAAGAGTCGTCGTTGTAAACATTAGAGCTGCTAAAAGTGTTTTCATGATGTATACCCAGCAGCAGCAGCGTGTGCCACAACTGTGCTTTGTGATAGGGCTTGGTCGTATATAGCAACCTCGTCTATCGTGCCTTGGAACGATCTGCCAGCGTAACCATAGTCGCGACCAATATTCCAACCATTGCTGCTAACATTTATAGCAGAATTCGTAGCGGTGTTGACAACAGTTGTAAGTGTTCCGCTTTCGTCTATAACGTAAAAAGTAGTTTTGGTTGACTCAATAACGAGCGCAACATAATACCAAGTATCGTCCGACAGTGTTGGCCCTCCGCTATAGCCCCAACTGCTTGATGCGTTGTTCCAATGGTAGCCGAGTTTTCCTAACGTAGATCCCTTAATGTTGAGACCGGAGGCAGGCGTAGTCCCCCTAATCATAACAATGCCCGCATTGCTGTCACTCGCCCCGTCTGTTTTTACAAAAGATTCTATGGTACAAGGCAGTAAAGATGTTTCCGAACTAAGTGTAACAGTTTCTGCGTATTCGCTACTAGCTTCTTTAAATTTTACAGCCGTGTTGGAGTCCCCTGATATTGCACCTGTTTCTCCCAAGTCTGGTGTGTTGTAATACATGCCGTTGTTAGCCGCGGCAACCTCATCGTAGGCATCTGTTCCACTAGCCTCGCCAAGTCTGTAGTAGAACAACGGGTTGTCTGCTAGAACGGTGGCTTTGTAAGAGGTGGCTCCGCTTGGCTTGATTGCAATGTGGTGTGTAGCACTACTACTGCCGTTGCCTGCACCCACAATCTTGTCAGTTCCATTTGTGTCACCTGCCCCAACATCGCCCACCGCCATGAATGTACCAGAACGCTTTGTTCCATACGCATCGCCCAGCGTAGTGTACTGAGTCTGATCCGTGACACCATCCGCTAATCTAACAGTAGAAGAACTCGTGTCGCCACTAGCACCTTTTGCATGAACCGCAATTACAAAACCATTTGTTGGAACAGTTACAACCCCCAATATAGGGCTTGATTGATTAGTAGTAACCGCCAACGTAGATGTGTCGGCTCCAACTATTTCAATGGCAACCGCACTTGTGTAGTCAGCGTCATGCGTCCACGTGACTGTTGACTCGCTTGCACCAGCAGTTTTGTAATAAACTCGGTTCAGGGGTCTGGTTGAGCTGCTGCCATTGTCAACGCTTGCCAGCAAAGTCCAGCCTCCCTCAGTTGGGGCTGACAAATTTCCTTGAGTCGACCTTGCCGTAACTGATGCAAGGAGCAACGCACCTTGAGTAGCTGATGAAATGTCAATAGAAGTGCTACTGCTGCTGGTGCCAGTTGGGTTACGGATGCCTAACAAGGTTGGGGTTTGCAAGCCGCTAGCTGCCGCAGCAGGTTTTAAACTGGATTTCCAGCGTAGCATCAGAGGTTGTCGTACTCGCTCTGGAATGTGACAGTTAGATCCCCAGAGTGGATTTTGGTGTAGCAATTAGCTTCAGCCTGAAAACATTTTTCAATGTGGGTGCTAACCAATGCCACCATTTCATTGTATTCTTCTAGAGTGGTTTGCCGAAATTGCGTTTCCCAAACTTGTTCAGTAAATTCAATCTCGTTGCCATCTTCGTCAATATAAGTCTCAACTACTTCAACCTGTTTCTTGGCCTTCCAATTGCTGTACCCCGCAAAAGAAGGATTTGAATTAAGAACGCTTAAAACTGATGTCATCTTAACTTGACTGTTCTCATCAGTGGCTATTAGCCACAGATCAAAATTAGTATCTAACCACTCCACGCCACCTTGCTCCATGTCCCAACGGTCAGATGTAACTCTTGATTTAAGTCTGTGTTTTGCAGTATCTTCTTCAAAATCTATAACATCCCAAGTCTGTACCCAGCCCGTGTCACGCTGTTCAAACTTTTGCTGAACGCATTGCAGAGTGTTGTCGTACTCTGGTTTAGGGTCGATGGTGTACGTGTAGCAATCAAAGTCTGCCAGCACCCTGTCATTTAAAGGATTTGGAAAAGATACCTGAGGGTTGTCCCGCTTTAGGCGAGACTCTGAATAAGGCTTAGGTACTCCGTCTGTAAGTTTTAGTATATTCATGATGCTACCCCCGAAAGCATTCCGTAAAGATCAGACCCGACCTTCCAAAGAACTATTACATTTTTATTAGTTGTATCTAATGTTGGGGCTGATCCGCCAATCCATTTATCTACTGAGGTTCCCCAAGCTATAGTGTAACCAGAACCATCGTCTACTACTAATGTTATAGCCTCACCGTCATTTAAGCTATCCGTAACATTGCCACTAGTTACGCTTCCAGTAAGGGTTATGTTCTGTATGGTTCCGTTACCAGCACTTAATGTATAAGATCCAGTTACATTAGCTGTGTAAACTAGCTCTTGTATAGCACCAGCCATGTCTAGGGTGGTGACTATAGGAGTGGTCAGTGTAGGATTGTTTGTAAAACTTAAAACCCCTGCACTAGTTGTTGCCAAAACAGCGTTGTTACTACCAACCGCTGTTGGGAGAGTAAGAGTATAGGTTGCACCAGCAGAATGTGCAGGAGACTGTATTTTAACCCCGTGGTTATTGTTAGAACAATTTAGCTGTATTGCTCCAGTAGTGCCACTTGTTGTGCCATCACCCATAGCCTCTACACACCCTGTGCCGTTGGGATTTAGCTTAATATTGCCGTTACTTGTAGTGGTATTTATTTCTCTCGCCTGAACGTCTAAATTTTGACCAAGTTGTGGGCTACTGTCATCCGAAAGATCCTGCATAGCACTATCGGCCTTAACACCTTGAGCAGCCGTTGCGTAGTCAGATGATGCAAAAGCTTTGACCTGAGCAAGATTGGTAACCTCGCTGTCCATTAACGCCCCAGCATTGGTTACATTAGTCGTGTTGGTCACATCGGCATTATCGGCCATGCCATCCAGCCTAGTTTTATCACCATCTGCAAACGCTCCCTCACTTGGTTTAAGCTGGTACGTTGACAGGTTTTGGTCGCCTGTGTTTGTGCCGCTCGTGTTAGATAGCCTACTTATATCAGAGGCTGTAGTAAACCTGTGAGTTGTTGAAGTGTCATCAATATCGTCGGCATCTTGTCTGGGGTTCCCCATATATACCCAAGCCGACCCGCTGTAACGATAAAGACCTGCATCGTACCCAGTACTTGCAGTCCGAACCAACACAACATCACCAGTAGATGGACTACCAGGCAAAGCAGCGTAGTTTGCTGCCTCAGCCTTAAAGTTTGGCATAGTTTGTACATCAGTTATTGCCTGATCTACCGCCGTCCCCTGAAAACTTGATTCGTATGCCATTATGATTGTCTTACTTTAAATATTTCGTATCCCCCAGAGCCATCAGAAACAGTGTAGTTTTGAAAGCCACCAGCACCATTATTAACAGTATAGTTCTCAAATACTGTTGGCCCAGTTGTGCCTATCCTGGCTCCTACGCGACCCGCCCGTAAGAACTCAAGAATATTTTTAAGTCCTACGTTTCTCATCAGGACTAATCTACGAACTCGGTGCTTTGAATTACTGAAGCTCCACCAGATCCAAGAAACTTGGCTCCTTTAGCGGCGTTCTTACTTAGTACAATAAGTCCTTGTTCTTTTACAAGCAAATGACCATTGCTTGCTCCAGGAGCTGACCCATCAAATGTAACAATTACATTGTTGTCTTGGACATCAATGACTACATAATCAGTGTCAATATGGAAAGCAGAAAAAGCAACTCCTGATCCCGAGTTTGCTGCTGATAGGTTTTGTGGAGATCCATTGGGGTTTACGTTCCCAATGTATAAGTTTGAGGTCCTTGTGTTCATTTATCTTGATTGTTGGCTGACATACGTTTTAAAACGCTGTCCTACTGTGTTGTTGTTATAAACTTGTTGTGGGTTGTCTAGTGATTCGGCTAAAAATCCATTGGCAAATTCTTCTTCAAAACCTGCCTTTGAGTGTTGCCCATCCATACGCAAGAAATCAGCGTAAGTTGCATGAGCCATAAACAAAAAATATTCGTTAGGAACTTCAGTTTCTCCACCTGTTCCGTTATTGTCTAAAGTTGTTAGGAGTGTAAGAGGTTTTCTATAAGTAACAAAAACACTTGTAGCATCAGAAGCTGTAAGGTTAATTACATGTGCTCCGTCGCTCTCTACAAAAAACTCAAAATCAATAGTTGAGTTTCTCAGGAAAGGTTCTTCCCTATTAATTTTAAGAAACTCTCCAATATCCGTTTTGCTTGTTTGGGTAAAAGGAACTATAGAATTTGCAATAGTTCTTTCTTCACCAACAGTTAAATACCTAACCCAATATGGAGTGGTGTTGTAGGCTTGAGAAAACCTTCTATTAGCCAATGAAAGCAGATGAGATATTTCCTGTGTGGTAAAATCTGAATTACCAGCAAGTGCGGAAATTAAATCAAATAAATCTTTGTTAGCTCTATTTTGCATTACGCTTTATTAGGACTAAGTTCAGGAAACTTCTTGTTATAATATTTCAAAAACTCTGTGCTTGTTACAGTTTCTGCTCCATACTTATTAACCAGTCTAAAGTAATCTCTGGCTGGAATGTTGGCAACGCATTTACCTAACACTGGGTGAGTTTTACCCGCATTTGTTTTTGCTTCTTTAGCAGTAGCGTTGATGCGGTCTTGTTCCTTGGCCCTCTCCATTTTAAAGCCAGTTTCAATTTCACGCATAAATGCCCGATTGATTTCACCGTCACTATACCTCGGTACTGATGTAATAATATTCATTTCTTCTTCAAGAACAAACAACTTTTAAAAAATTTATGAAGGTTTTTTGCTAAAAAAATAAACGATTTCCCTTCTCCATCGGATACCCCCAAGGGGTAATATCTACTGCAAGATAATCTAACATCACAGTCTATTCCTTGGCATTTAATAATATTCATAATAAAAAAAGGGAGGCCAGCGTCGGCCAACCTCCCCTTTGATTAATAATTTTATAAGCTTACACAAACTTGCTGGGATCTAATATCTTCAATCCAATGAAGAGTTTGCCAGCAGTTAGGTCAGCATGAGTACCATTGATTTCTGCAATGATGTCGGTGTCCGTTTGAACAAGTTTTACTGGAAGTGCTCCACCAGCAATCGTGGTGTTTCCAGCTCCTTGAACAAATAAGTCGCCAGTGTTGGCAACTGGAGCAGACATTGCATCAACATCCAAGGCATCAATGAACTCGTCTGGATCTCCGGTAGTCGTTCCAACATCAAGAGTGATGTCAGTGGCTCCGGCAAACGCTTCTGCCTCATATGCGACAGCGTAAACTACTCCACCTCCCGCAGGGATGGTGGCAAGTTTTACTTGATTCGCAGCTCCAATAGTGGACAAAAATCCGCTCTTTTGGAGATCGTTGAATGTTATAGTCGCGTAGTGAGTAAAGTCACCGTTTGCTTCATTAACTGTAGGAATAGCCATAATATAATATCTCCTATGTTTTAGCTTAGAGCTGTGATTTTACCGTGAGCACCGGGGTGGTACATTAATAGCGTAAGAGCGCAATCAACGAATCCACGCTCGCCACCGCCAAGATTTGGCAAACGAGCGCTACCCATTGGGATCAACTCAGAAATACCGTAGTATTCTGGGTGTACCAAATAGCCAGTGTCTTTATTAGTCGTGTCAGGCATGCAGTCAGGATTTCCGTTGACGATAGAAACCGTTCCGTGATCGGACTGGTAAACCTCAACAGAAAGCTTAATCTGAGCTACATCGCCGTTATAGTTGACGTTGCGGATGGACGTTCCAGCACCAGAACCATCTGGATCAAGGCGAGCAAAGTCGCTAATAACACGACGCAAAGCGGTGTCAGCAACCAAAGTTAGACCATTGCTAGCTCCCGTAACACGGAAAATAGATGTAATTAGGTTGTTAAGAACTGTTTCTGTAAAATCAGTTCCAGTCCCGTGAATGCTGTCAGAAGCTGTGCGGAATGCAGCAGGAACGTCAGACGGTCCTGAGGAATCAATCCAGTTACCAAGTCCACGCAACTTGTAAACCGTTCCAGCTCCATCTTCCGCAGCGCGGTCGTTGTTAGAGCAGAGAGTGGCTTCAATGTCGCGCTTTAGTTCGCGGATTGCCTTTGCTTCGGCCTGTGCTACTTTAGCAGGTCCAACGGAGTCAACAGCTTCCTGTAAGTCGGAAACCATGTAGTCGCGGCGGAACTTCTGAACGTAGTTGCCAAGACGCGCGCGGCCACTGAATTGGTCGGTAAACGAAGTAACGTCAGCACCTTCCCCAATCCCAGCAGTGCTAGGAGAAGAAAGGCTGTCTACTGTCCACTCAACAAACGTAGCGTTTGCACGTGATTTAGATGCGGATGAAAGTACGGGAGTTTCTTCGGGGGCCAAGATGGTCAAAACGTCCATCAGGTCCTCACGATTGGAAACAGCCGAACCGGGATTTGTGGTATCAAATGTATCTGAGAATGCCATGATTATTTATGTTGTAATTGTAAGGTTCTTAAAGTGATGAAATCGTCTTTTCGTCCAGATGTTTTAAATCGGTTCCTATGTTCTTTCAAAGCCTTGCCTAAAGGTCTTTCAGTTTTTTCAGACATTGCAGAAGCTGGAGTTGAACCACTAGAAGGAGTTAGCTTTAACGATTTTTTTGAAATTGTTTTGCCTTCTCTTTTTATTGGCTTTCTCCCGTATATGCTATTTACAGCGTGAGACATGAAGTAGGGAATTTGAGAATATAAATCTGGAGCAGACTTTTCCAAGTCTTGCAACCTTGGGTCATTCATAATTGATATGAACTGACTCTTTAACTCG